ACTTCAACTACACCATCTGGAGGACTTGAAACAAATAAAGAGTATTATATTGTTGTGGTAGATTCTAATACTATTAAATTATCTAATAGTTATTACAATAGTAAATTATCAAAACCAATAGTTATTGATATTACAAGTTCTTCGTCAGGAACTTTATCTCAAGTTAATCCTCAAATTGATGTATATAAAAATCAAACAGTAATTTTTGATGTTTCCGACTCATCTTTATCATATACTGATGGATCTCAATCTTATGCAGCTTTTGATTTTAATTTGTATAGTGACAAGAATTTTAAAAATGAATTTAAATCTACTAAGTCATCAATAACTCCAGAAGTAGAAAAGAGTGGAACTGTTGGTGTCAATACAAACGCTTATGTCAAATTAAATTTAAATGAAAATGTTCCAGTTAATTTGTTCTACAATATAGTACCTATCCAAAATAGTAATAACCCACTTAAAGATCTTTCATTGATATATGATAATGAAAATATTATTGGAAATAATAGTATCATTCTTTCCAATAGTCTTTATTCCGGTGAACAAGTTTTATCTGGAGTAACTTCATCCACATTCAAATATAATATTACATCTTATCCAGAGAGAACATCATACACAGATTCTAATTCTACGATTAAGTATACAACAAATTCCACATCTGCATATGGACCAATATCTGAAGTTAAAGTAAGAAGTGCTGGTAAAAATTATAATTTCCTACCAGGAATATCATCAATATTCTCAGATTTTGGATCTGGTGCTATTCTGGAACCTTATTCAAACTCTATTGGTAAAATTGTAGATACTAGAATTGAAGACATTGGTTTTGAATACTCTTCTGATTTTACAGTAAGACCTATTGCAAAATTACCACAAATCTTAAAGGTAATACCTCTTTCATCTTTTGAAAGAATTGGAATATCTTCTCAGGGAGTTAATTATATTGTCTCCCCAGATCTCGTTGCAATTGACTCGGTTTCCAATAAAGTAATTTCAGATGTCATACTAGAATATGATTTGGGTGATTCTGAAGTGACAATTATTAAAAATACAACTGGAGTTAATAATAAAAATCCTATTATTATTCCAACAAATAATTCAAATGGAATTGGAATTAGTACAATTTCTTATGATAGTATTAGTGGTGATGTAACGGTCGAACTTAATGTTGGATTCAGCACACTTTCATCATTCCCATTTGTTGTTGGAGATAAAGTTCTAATTGAAAATATCAGTGTTGGAGTTGGATCTTTAGGAAAAGGTTATAATTCGGAAAATTATAATTACCAATTATTCACTATAAATGCAGTAGATGCAAACATTGGTGGAATTGGAGCTACTGTTGGATACAATCTTTCAAATTATCTAAACGGTTCAGAGTTTCCAGGATCTTTTAGTGAATTTCGTTCATCTGGAAGGATAATTCCTGAAAAGTATTTCCCAATATTTGATATATCTTTAACTAAAAATAAATTCTTAACTGGAGAAACTGTATTTACAGATTCATCTTCCGGAATAATTCAAACTTATGATTCTAAAAATGAATATGTTACAGTAAGTACAGATAAAGAGTTTAAATCTAATGAACTTTTGAAAGGATTATCATCAGATACTCAAGGAATAATTAGAGATGTAATTTCACCATATTCAGAATATTCTGTTTCATCAACTTCTATTGTCAGAAAGGGATGGAATTTAAATACTGGATTTTTAAATGATAACATACAAAGAATTCATGATAATGATTATTATCAATACTTCTCTTATGCTATTAAATCTAAAGTTGAATATGAAGAATGGAACAATCCGGTAAGTAATTTAAACCATACCGCAGGTTTTAAAAAGTTTAGTGACCTGATTGTAGAAAGTTCTGATAAAACAGGATCATCGGGAATTACTACAAATCAAAATAGTGGAGATTTTATTGGATTTAATGATTTAATATCTGTTATTGATCTAGAATGCGTGAATGACTTTGATATTGCTACAGAAAATACGTTTGTTATTGGTAGCAATATAATTTCTTCTGAAATTGTACTCAATTCAAAAGAAATGCAGGATTATTTTGAATCTATTGGAAATAGAGTACTGATTATTGATGATATTAGTTCATCGTTTAACAGCAACCCAAGAATAACGAGATATTCTACAGTTGACACTTTCTTACTTTCCGATGCAAGGTATAGAAAGATGTTTGCGTATGTTAGAGATAGACGGTACACTGATGAAAGTCAAATTTCTATAATTTCATTGCTACATGACGGGTCAAATGGATATATCAATAATTATGGAAGAGTTGACTCTTCTTATGATATGGGAACATTTGATTTCACTATTTCAGGTTCCGAAGGAAATCTTTTATTCTATCCAACAAAATATGCTATAAATGATTTTGATACTAGTATACTTTCTTATAGTATAAAAGATGGGGTTACTGGAATAGGAACAACTTCTTTTGGAAATATTGCTTACGTTAATACTTCACAGACAACTATCCCATCTGGATTATCAACATCTCAAACTATTATTGGAATCGGCACTACTTTTAGATCTTCAAAAATTCTTTTAGAATTTAATGATGGTGTTTCTCATTATGAAGTTGATGAAATAACCGTAATTCATGATGGAACTAACGTTGAATTCTTAGATTATGGTCAATTGACTGCAGGAACTGGATCACTTTCCTCATCTGGACTTGGTACATATTCTGCGTATATTTCTGGATCAAATTTAAAGATTGATATTCATCCATATAGCGCACTCACTCAAAATTTTGATGTAAATTCTTTGAGAATTTCTATTGGAACTGGATCTGGAGCAACAACTTCAGCAATTGCTCAATTGAATAGTACTGATTTAGGATCAACGTATACTTCTATTGCATCATCAACTTCTCCAATTGAAAATACTATTCTATCAATAAATGCGCTTCTTGAAACTTCTAGACATACTAAAGGAGTATATGCAATTGCATGTGTTGAGGATACAACAAACAACCAATATCAAGTAAGTGAATTAATTACTTTAGTAAACAGCACGGATACATTTATTTCCGAATATGGAAATGTAGAAACTGGATCGGGAATAGGAACTTTTGGCGCAGACCTTGTTGGAAATGATTTAAAAATTTATTTTACACCAAATCCAAGCACCAATGCTCAAGTTAGACTATTCTACAATTCTCTTGATGTTGTTGATCCAGAATTACTTCCAAGTGAAATTAATCTTAACAATGGAGTTATTGACATTTTCTATGGTTTATATAATGGATCAGAAAGAGACATTAGAAGGGATTTCCAACTAACACATAATGGAGATAATATTTTTAGAAGAGTTTTTGATGCAAGTAGTTCTTCAATTGTGGATATTTCAAATGATACAATTACTTTACCAAATCATTTCTTTGTTACTGGAGAAGAAGTTGTTTATGAAACATTAGGAACTGCACAACCAATTGGAATTGCAACAACCACTATAACTGGAATTGGATCTACAGATAAACTACCATCATCACTTTATATTGTTAAGGTAAATGATTTAAGTGTTAAAGTTGCAGCTTCGGCAAGTGAAGCACTTGCAGGTGCTCCAAATGTATTGAATTTCACTTCTATTGGTGTTGGAACAAATCATGTATTTACTGCAAAGAATCAGAATCAAAAAGTTCTGATTTCACTTGACAACATGATTCAATCACCAGTTGTTTCGTCAGCAATTACGTCATCTCTTCTGGTAGACTTTACAACAAATCAAAATACTGCATATTTTACTGGAATCACTTCATTCTTTGGAGGTGATTTAATCAAGATCAATGATGAAATAATGAGAGTTGAAAGTGTTGGATTTGGAAGTGCTCTTGGAGTTCTCGTTCAAAGACCATGGATGGGAACTGGAATATCATCTCATGTATCTGGTAGTGTAATTACTAAAGTAAGTGGAAACTACAATATTGTAGGAAACACTTTGAATTTTTATGAAGCACCATATGGACCAACCCCAATTGGTTCAACTACTAACCCACCAGACGAAAGAGATTTTACTGGAATAACTACACATTCAACATTTAGTGGAAGATCTTTCTTAAGATCTGGAATTTTAAATGGAACTCAAGAAACTTATTCTAAAAACTATGTTTTTGACGATATTTCTAGCAGTTTTAATGGAATTTCCACACAATTTACCCTAAAGTCTAATGGATCCAATATTGCTGGAATTTCTACTGGCAATGCTATCGTTTTAATTAAAGACATTTTCCAAGGACCACAAAGACTTGGAGTTGTAGATGTTTTGGGTGATTATAAATTAACAGAATCATCTGGAATCACTACAATATCTTTTACGGGAGATGCTTCTCAAACACCTTACGATATTAATAATTCATCAATTCCAGTTGGAGGGCAAATAGTATCTGTAGGTTCGACTGCAGGTTTTGCATATCAACCACTCGTATCTGCTGGAGGAACTGCAGTAGTTTCTATTGCAGGAACAATTCAATCTATTAGCATAGGCAATAGTGGTTCTGGATATAGATCTGGCATTCAGACAGTTAATGTTGGAGTTGCCACAACTAGTGTCGGTAACTATAACATACAAATCGTAGGAACTGCAGCAGTAACCAACGGTAGAGTTGTAAGTGTCGCAATTACCAATCCAGGAACTGGATATACTTTTACTGAACCACCATTTGTAATTTTTGATTCTCCACTTTCTTATTCCAATATTCCTTTGATTTATAGTTCATCTTCACCATCTGGAGGAATTGGCACTCAAGCAAAGATTGATATTGTTGTTGGGCAAGGATCTAGTGTAATTGATTTTATTATTAAGAACACTGGTTATGCTTATGGTCAAGGTGATATATTAACAGTAGCAATCGGAGGAACAACAGGAATTCCTACGGATACTACAAAATCTTATAATGAATTCCAAGTAAATATTGAAAAAACATATGGAATGGAATTTAGTGGATGGTCAATTGGGAATTTACAAGTTCTTGACGAAATTCAAAGTCAGTTTGATGGAGAATCTGTAAAGTTTGCTCTCAGAATTGACGGGGTTAGATACTCAATTAAAGCAAAGTCCGGTTCAAATGTTGATGTTCAAGCAACTTTATTAGTTTTTGTTAATGATATACTTCAAGTTCCAGGTGAAGGATATATCTTTAATGGAGGAAGCACTATTGAATTTACTGAAGCTCCTAAAATTGGAGATACTTGTAAGATTCTTTTCTACAAAGGAACTGGAAGTGTCGATGTTTCAAGTGTTGATATTTTAGAAACTGTTAAGGTTGGAGATACTCTTCAATTAAATGATTATGATAATATTCTTTATCAAGAAAATGAAAGAGTCGCAACTTCAATCGAGTCTACAGACATTGTTGGAACAAATCCTTATGCGAAACCAGGAGTAAATCGTGATTCTACTTACGAAAGACCGTTGACTTGGTGTAAGCAAAGAAATGATAAGATTATTAATGGACAATCGGTTGCTAAAGATAGAGTAATATATGAACCACTTATCAATCCAAGTTCTTACTTAATTCAACCAATTGCGACTACAGATACTAAATTTTATGTCGATAATGTTACTACATTCTTCAATGCCTCCAATGAGAATACAAGCTCATCTTATCAAGGAAAAATTAGAATAATATCACAAAATCAAAGAATATCTGCTGCGGCAACTGCTATAGTTTCTGCTGGAGGTAGTGTAACATCTGTTGTTATTGGTAGTGGAGGTGTCGGGTATTCCACAACACCAACCGTCACCATATCAAATCCAATTTATTCAAGTGGTTCTTTAACTTATCCACAAGGAACTGTTCAATCAATTACATATAGTGAATATGGTGCAGGATCAATGACATCATTTTTTACTGGTGATGCTGATGATACGTTCTTCACTATACCTTTACCAACAACTTTTAATTTCTTGGGAAATAATTACTCACAAGTTTATTTGGGTTCTAATGGATATATTAGTTTCGGATCGGGAAGTAGTGTATACATCGATTTAGATTATAACACTCCAAGTCTTCCAAAAATTCATCTTTACCCAGGAGATAGAAGAGTTACTAGAGTTTATACAAAAACATTATCAAATTCTATTAGAATTCGTGTTGAAGGATACGACTATGGAAGTACTTTATTCACATCATCTTATACTTATGAATTGGAAATAAATTTTGATGGTTATATTGATATCAACTATGTAAATGTATATAATATTTCTCAAGGTGGAATAGGCGATGGAGTAAATCCATTTATTGGAACTTGGACAGCATCTGATACTACTTCATATCGAGTTTATACAAAAAATTCATCAATTTCCGGCATCACCACTGCAGTTGCTTCAGCATCTGTAACATCAGGAATTGTTACTTCAATTACTGTCACAAATACTGGAACTGGATATACAAATACAAATCCACCTTCAGTTTTAATTGAATCCCCATCATTTATATATGAAGATATTGAGAATGCAACATATTCTGGAGATTTTGGAGTTATTTCTGGAATTTCGACTACTTCAGTTGGAGTTGCATCGACGGGAATTGTATTTGATTTATTCATCAAACCAGATTCTTTCTTGAGAAATACTAGTATTGTTGGAACTGCAATAACAGTTAGTGGAATTTCTACTGGAGATTATTTTGTTGTTAGAAACTCTAATGTTGGAAATGGATTGACATCATTATATTCAAATGGAACAAATCTAGGAATTGGCACTCAATATCTTGATAATGTTTATCAAGTGGCTGCAGTATCAATTGCTCAAACAAGTGCAGTTGGATATGGAAACACTTATGTTGCTAAAGTAACTGTCAGTGTTTCATCTTATAATGGTTTGACTGGTATTGGATATAGTAATTTCTTTGGAGAGTATAGTTGGGGTAAAGTTGAATCTTCGGTTAGAAACAATCCACAATCGTTTGAATGGTATAATAATGGATTGGTTGGAATATCAACTTCTCCAATTTTGAATAGAGTAAATTCACTTAAGTACTTTAATTATACTTGATAAATAGATAAAAAACTCATAAAATGTCTGCAATTATAACTGATCAGTTAAGAATACTGAATGCTAAGAGTTTTGTTTCGGTGGCAAAATCCACCGAAAACTCTTTTTATGCTTTCGTTGGTCTTCCAAATGCCACTGATTACAGTTCTACATGGGACACAAATCCACCCGCACCCAAAGATTCTTTTGATCAAGAGAATGATTATTGGGATACAATGATTGCCCTTAAGAAAATTAATAGTGGTGATGTGAAGCAGGTTGTTAAGAAGAATGTTTGGACTTCAGGAACTACTTATGACATGTATCGCCATGATATAAGTAGAACAAATACATCAAAACCATCAGAAGCAACGAGTTTATATGCCGCAAATTATTTTGTAGTAAATGAAGATTATAAAGTTTATATTTGCTTGCAAAATGGAACTAATCCCGAAAATCCAAATGGAAGACCATCACTAGATCAACCAACTTTTACAGATTTAGAACCGAGGGCAGCAGGCAGTAGTGGTGATGGATATCTTTGGAAATATCTTTATACAATTAAACCAAGTGATATTGTAAAGTTTGATTCGACTAATTTTATGCCCGTTCCCGATGATTGGGAAACTTCTAGTGATAATGCAGCAATTCGTGATAATGCCGCAACTAGTGGACAACTTAAAATTATTACTATTACTAACAGGGGAGTTGGTCTTGGTACTGCAAATAGAACTTATACAAGAGTTCCTATTAAAGGAGATGGGTCTGGAGCTGAAGCAACAATCGTAATTAATAATAACTCCCAAGTGGATAGTATTACGATTTCAAAGGGTGGATCTGGATATACTTTTGGAACGGTAGATCTTACATCTGGTGGAGTTCCCACTGGCACAACAAAACCAACTTTTAATGTTATAATTCCACCCCAAGGTGGGCATGGTGCAAATGTATACAGAGAACTTGGAGCAACTAATGTTTTAGTTTATTCAAGGATTGAAAATGATACTGAAAATCCCGATTTTATTACAGGAAACCAAATTGCAAGAATTGGTATTGTAGAAAATCCAGAATCATTTGGATCAACAGCAACATTGGACTTGGATAAAGCAAGTGCTCTTTATGCACTCAAATTATCTGGAATTGGATATAGCACAGCAACTTTTTCTGCTGATGCAAGAATAACCCAAACTATAGGAACTGGAGTTACTGCTGTTGGTAGAGTTGTTTCTTACGATTCAAATACTGGAATTTTAAAGTATTGGCAAGATAGATCATCTGCAGGATTCAATACTGACGGAACTCAAAATACTAACCCAACTTATGGAATCACTTTGAATAGATTTACATCATCCCCACTCTCTGGAGGATCTGTAAATATTTTGGGAGGATCTGTTACTTTAGGGATTGATACTACTTTTTCAGGTATAACTACCACAATAAATAGTAGGACATATAATCTTGGTCAAACATTTACAAACGGTTTATCAAATCCAGAGGTTAAAAAATACTCAGGAAACATTGTTTATGTTGACAACAGACCTTCTATTACAAGGTCAATAAATCAAAAAGAAGATATCAAAGTTATTTTGCAATTCTAAGAAGTCATGCCCCAAGAAACAAATCTCAACGTATCACCTTATTTTGATGACTTTGATCGTGCAGATAATTATTACAAAGTTCTTTTTAAACCTGGATACCCAATTCAGGCAAGAGAGTTAACAACTTCTCAATCATTATTACAAAACCAAGTTGAGCAGTTTGGCAATCACGTATTTAAAGAAGGTGCTAAAGTTCTTGGTGGCAATTTAAGTTACAATGATAATTTAACTGGTGTTATTGTAGAAAATAGTTATCTTGGTGTTAATGTTGATGATTACTTGCAATATCTTCCTCCAGTCGATTCAAGTGGAAATGCAATAATTATAAGAGGTGCAACTAGTGGAATTAGAGCTAGACTGGAATATAGCATTTCATCAAAATCTTCTGTAATACAAAGATCTACAATTTATGTAACTTATTTAACTTCAGACACATCTACAGGAACAAGAAGTACTTTTTTTGATGGTGAAGTTTTAGAAGTAGAAAATCCACCAACAACAATATATGAACCAGAAGCACCTGGACCTTCAATTCAACCCGGACAAGGAATCGCAATAACTAAAAGTGAAAATTGCAATATAATATCATCTGCAATTTACTTAGAAAATGGTGTATATTTTGCTAGAGGATATTTTATTGATGTGCCACAAGACTTTATGTTGCTTGATCAGTACAACAATGTATCAAACTACAAAGTTGGATTTAGGGTTATTGAAAGTTTTGTAAATGCTTATGAAGATCCTTCATTGTATGATAATGCAAAAGGATTTACAAATTATGGAGCTCCTGGTGCAGATAGATTAAAAATTCAATTAGTACTAGATAAAATTCCAATTGATCGTCCAGTAGACACTAATTTTATCGTTCTTAAAGAAATTGTAAATGGACAAGATATAACAACAAGAACGTCATCAGAATATAATTTACTAGAACAAGAATTTGCTAAAAGAACTTATGACGAATCTGGAGATTATTACGTAAAATCTCCGATAGTATCTGCAAAGGAAACCTTAAATGATCTTCTCTCAAATAATGGAATTTTTAACTCAAATCAATTAACTTACAATAATAACGTTCCAAGTGAAGAACTGGGAACGTATGCTATATCGCCATTAAAAGCATATGTTCAGGGATTTGGTGTTGAAACAATTAGTACATTATACTTAGACTTTCCAAAACCAAGAACAACAAAACTATTAAGTGGGCAAAGTATTAACTATATCACTGGACCAACATATACTCTAAACAGAGTGTATGGATCTCCAATTGTTGGATTAGCAACAAATTATACAGTTAGTTTGAGAAATAGTAGAGTAGGTACTTCGCAAACATCTCAAGTTGGCAAAGAAATTGGAATTGCTAGAGTTTTTGATTTTGCATTAGAATCTGGTTCTTATAACACATCAAATGCAAATCTAAATCAATGGGATATTTCTTTATATGATGTTCAAACTTATACGGAAATATCTTTAAATCAACCAATTACGTTAACAACACCAATTCATATTAAAGGAAAGTCAAGTGGTGCTATTGGTTATTTGAGATTCGATGCATCTAACTCAGGAATCTTAACTGCATACAACACAAAAGGGAAGTTTTCAATTGGAGAAAAACTAATCTTTGATGGTGTTGAAAATAGCAGAATTTCTGTTGCAGTAACTAGTTTCTCTACAAATGATGCAAAATCCTTATATGGTATTGTTGGATCTGCTTACACATTTACTGCAGATACAATTCAAAAGGTTAATTTTAATGTTGGAACTGTCAATATAACAGGAATAAACACAGTTACTGGAATTAGCACTGTAAGATCTACTAATACTACTTTTACAGGAATAGCAACTGTTGGAAATCTAGTATCATTTACTAATCCCGGAAACACTGTTATTAATTTTGCAAAAATTGAAACAGTATCTCAAAACTCACTTACTATATCTGGAGTTACCACCGTATCTGGAATTTGTGAAGGGGCATTGCCAACATCTAGTATTAATCCAACAGATTTTGCTTTATTATCATCAAGTCTTCAATCATCTGAAGATAATACTCTTTATACAAGACTGCCAAATGGTTTTGTTTCTTCAGTTGATCTTACAGATTCAAATCTCACTATTAAAAAACAGTTTGATATTACAATCACATCAAATTCAACTGGAACAATTACTGCTGGTGCTGATCAGACTTTCTTACCTT